CCTGAAGACTATAAGAACCTAGGCGGAGGTACAATGGCATCATCTATGGCTCAATCATTTAACAAAAGTTCATTCATGCCGAAGGTAGAGCTATCAAACCTGTTTCCGATGACCCTCAAGCAGTTGCTCAAGCAGTTGAAGCAGCACCTAAACAGGGATTAGATTTATCTCAACTAGGATTCGTTAATAAAGCAGCAGCTATTGTGAATACTTCGATTAAGAAAGATAAAGAAAGGTTTGGCGTATAATGGCATTTAATAGACGTAAAATTGACCCGTTAGATTTACAGCCTAGAAAATCTGTAGGAGTAGCTTTACCCTTTTCAGGTAGAGCTGTTTTTAATTCTACGTATCAGACTAAAGATGCTATTAGAAACAACCTAATCAACTTCTTTTTAACAGGAAAGAATGAAAGAGTATTTAATCTAAACTTTGGAGCAGGATTAAGAAACTTACTCTTCGAAAACATTACACAAGACAAGATTGACGAGATTAGAGAATTAATCTTAGAGAACTTAGAGTTATACTTCCCTAGAGTTATTGTACGAAACTTAACCCTAGACTCAGCACCAGATCAAAATATAGTACAGTTCCAATTAAGGTATGCTGTATCAGAAACGAATATAGAAGACGAAGTAGCAATTAACTTTGAAGTATAATGGCAGAAGAAAGAGACATTAAGTACGTTAATAAGACTTTTAGCGATTTCCGTCAACAGTTGATTGACTACGCTAAGAATTATTTCCCAGACACCTACAATGACTTCTCACCAACATCACCAGGAATGATGTTTATGGAGATGGCATCATACGTTGGAGACGTATTATCATTTTATCAAGATATACAGTTACAGGAGACACTACTCCAATACGCTCAAGAGCCAGGTAACTTATATAGCCTAGCTTATATGATGGGTTACCGTCCTAAGATAAGCACAGCTGCAACTGTTGATATAGACGTATTCCAGCAAGTAGCAGCAGTAGCCAATGAACCGAATTGGGATCAAGCTTTAGTTATTCCTGAGAACGTTCAATTAGAATCTACAACAGGTTCTCCTACTAGATTCTTTGTTGATGAGAAAATTAACTTTGGATTCTCAAGCTCATACAGCCCTACTGATGTATCTGTTTACGCTTCCTCAGGTAATACAATCAATACTTTCTTATTAAAGAAGACAGTCAAAGCATTTTCTGGTGAAGTTAAGACTAAGACAATAAGTGTAACATCTCCAGAGAAATTCAAAACTATTACAATTGAAGATAGTAACGTAATCGGGATATTAGATGTTACCGACAGTACTAATGAATGGTACGAAGTACCTTATCTAGCTCAAGACACTATCTTCGAAGAGAATGTTAACGGAGGATCAGATGCTAATCTAGCTCCCTACTTACTTACCTTAAAGAGAGTGCCGCGTAGGTTTGTAACAAGATTTACTTCAACAGGTAACTTACAAGTACAATTCGGAGCCGGTACTACAGGTCAATCAGATGCAGTAATTACACCAGACCCGACAAACGTTGGATTAGGAACAGGAAACGGTGTAAGTAAGATTGATGTAGCTTACGACCCTTCTAACTTCATGTTCACAGGTACTTATGGACTAGCTCCCGCTAACACTACATTAACTATTAGGTATCTAGTAGGAGGCGGAGTCGAAGCCAACGTCCCTGCTAATACAATTACAACAGTAGTCAATCAAGGAACAGCAACAGGTACTGATACTTCCCAAGCATCTACTATTGCTTACAATAATCCTAGAGCAGCATCAGGCGGCAAAGACGGAGACACCTCAGAGGAAATAAGACAAAACGCATTAAAAGCTTATTCCGAGCAACTAAGAGCAGTTACTAGGGAAGACTATATCGTTAGAGCTCTGTCTATGCCCTCTAAGTTCGGATCAGTTGCTAAGGTACATGTATTACAAGATCAATTAACAAGTACTAAATCTACTACAGATAATATTATCGATAGCAATCCTCTTTCTTTATCAATGTACGTATTAACTTATAACAATGATAGAAAGTTAGTTTCTGCAAGCGCTAATATGAAAGAGAACCTAAAGCAGTACCTATCTCAATACCGCATGCTAACAGACGCAGTCAATATAAAAGATGCTTTTGTTGTTAATATCGGCGTAAAGTATGATATTGTATTAAGACCTGGAGCAGTAGGTAGAGAAGTACTATTAAGATGTACACAAGCTCTTCAAGAGCATTTTGATATTCGTAAATGGAATATTAACCAACCTATTAACGTAGGAGCTATTTACAGCTTACTTGATAGAATTAAAGGAGTACAGACAGTACAGAACGTAGAAATTATAAACAAAGTAGGCGGAAGTTATTCACAGTACGCTTACGATGTGAAAGGAGCAACAAAGAACGACGTCGTATACCCTTCTTACGATCCTTGTATCTTTGAAGTTAAGTTACCTGATAGTGATATAACCGGTAGAATAACAACATTGTAAGATGGCAGTATATAAAATTTTTCCTGAGAAAGACGCTACTCTATATTCAGAGTATGTAGATATGAATACCGGAAGGGATGAAATCTTAGAGGTTGCATCTTATTACAAGGGTACTCTTAAGTATGTAAATAGATCAGTTATAGCATTTGACTCAGTAGAAGTAGCAAACGTATTAGAAAGCTATGTATCATCTTCCGATAGAGTAGTTACTGATTTCAGCGCTTCTTTAAAATTAATGTTAGCTAGTGCTAACGAACTCCCTACCAGGTATACATTAGAAGCATATCCTGTGTACGCTGGAGGAGTAGGTACATGGACTGTGGGGAACGGGAAGTACGGGGATGTACCGAGAAACTCCTCAGGAGTATCATGGAACTACGTAGACGCTAGCGGTTCCCAAAACTGGGGAGTATCTACATACGTAACTGCTTCTTATAGCGGATCCTCGATAGGAGGTGGTGCCTGGTACACAGGTTCAGTAACCTACGATTTCTCTACTATGACTCAATCACACGCAGTTAACTCAACTCACGATGCAGATATAAACGTAACAGAAGGAGTCAAAGCTCATTATGCTGGAGATATAAACAACGCAGGATTTATCGTAAAATTAGCAGATAGTTTAGAGTTTCAAACAGATCGTCAACTATACCTGAGGTACTTTGGTACAGATACTCATACAATATACCCACCGTGTCTAGAAATTAAATGGGATGACTTTATCAACGACTCCACATTAACCGAAGTATCAGATCCTAACATCGTAGTTAAGATTAAAAATAATAGAGGGGAATATGCTGATGTAGGCAAGCAGAGATTTAACATGCACGTTAGACCTCAATACCCAGCTAGAACTTTTGCAACAAGTTCAATATATCTAACAAATCACTACCTTCCAACCGCTTCTTACTGGGGATTAAAAGATGAGAATACTGAAGAGATGGTTATCGATTTCGATACAACGTTTACTAAGATTAGTAGAAACAGCACAGGTAACTACTTTGATATCTTCATGGAAGGATTAGAACCAGAAAGACATTATAGAGTATTAGTTAAGAGTGAGATTGATGGATCAACAAATGTGATTGATGAAGATCTAGTATTTAAGGTAGTACGTAATGGCTAATCAGAAAGTACAGATAAGAAAAACAGTATACGATAATGCAGGACTCTCTAAAATAGTAGATAGAGAGTTTAAAGCATTCGCTGAACCAGTACCCGAGCAAGACCCGGATACTGTTGAAGAGCTATTTAGATTATATGATAAGCTTTATTTAGAGATTCCTATTGAAGGAGAATCTAACTCTCACGAATACCTGATCACAAAGAGTTCTGATCTTATCAATGTAGATTTAGATAATGAAGCAATACAACCTCTGTTAGAGGAAATATCTGAACTTAGAACACAGTTACTAGAATCAAATAGAGAGATTGCAAACCTCAATATACAGTTAGCAAATGGCGGAAACTAGATACACAGTTTTACAGTCTACTTTAGACGGAGTAGGTTACGAGAACTACTCAGCCGAAGATCGATCAGTAGTCGACTCTTTTGTTATTAATTCCGCTTACGATGAAGCTAAGCACAATATTGAACTCCATATATATGGATTAGACGGTACTCTATTAGATTCTAATCTCGACTACAGAGGAGCGCAGCAATTACAAGGAGCAGAAAACGGATCTAATTTAAGTATTGATCCTGAAAGAGACGCTTTATCAGCAGGATACGATCAAGGAGGAGTAAAACTACTTTACAACTTCTTAAACAATCTCTCCCCAGAAGAGTTCTTTATTCAAGAGATTTCTGCTGATAGAACTGAGTTAAAAGTGCTACCAGTTAGCCCTACTTATGATGCTACAGATTTAGTAAATCAAATTAAATCTATTGTTAATACCGGAGCTTACTATTCCGAATACAGGCTTAATTTTGGTGGTAACGATTTACTAATCGGTATCAATATCGATATTAACAATACTGTTTTAGTAAAGTTATACGAACCGCTACCTTCGCAATACTCTACTAAATCTAGATTTACTTTCGATGAGATCGTATCTGATAGCGTAGTATTTGAGATCGAAGCAGAGTTTATCCCTGACGCACCAGTCTACCCTACACTAAGAGGAGCTAATTTTAATATTGAAACTGGAGAAGAAAAAGTACAACCTACTGAATACTTCGATTACAACGATCTATACTCATACCCAGTCACCAGCTCACTACACGGAGTAATTACTCAACTATCATCTAGCGGTGTTGAATTAAGTATTGATTACACTGACTACGAAAACTTTATTCACTTCTCATCTGCTGAAGAAAGATTAAGAAACTTTAACTATAAGATGGGATTGTTAGAGGAGTATAACTTTAGTGCTTCAATCTCAACAACATATAAGCCGCAGTACGACAACCTAACTAAGGGAATCATCTCTAAGTTTGACGATTACGAAAAATACTTATACTTCAAATCAGGGAGTAAAGCTTGGCCGAAAATAAACAGTACGGTTCCGTATTTGAACGATACTGTATCTAATTCTACAAGCTGGTTTACTCAACAGGTAGCATCTGCATCTCTGTATGATGAGTTAAATGAGAGTAGATTGACATACACAGTACCTGAATTTATCAGAGAAGATTCTGCTAATCAACCGTACAACCTATTCTTGGATATGATTGGTCAGCATTTCGATAACCTTTGGATATACACCAAAGCAATGACTGATAAGTACGATGCTGATAACCGCCTCAATGTAGGTATCTCAAGGGATCTGATTAGAGACACACTCAAGTCATTCGGCGTAAAACTATACTCATCAAACTTCTCAGTATCAAATCTAGCAGCAAGTTTTATTGGAGAATTCTACCAAAGCGGTTCAGAAGTAATTAATACTTTCGTTACTGCTTCAAACGATCCTACTCCTGATAAAGATATTTTGTCTGAGACATATAAGAGAATTTACCATAACCTCCCGTACCTAATCAAGACCAAAGGTACTGAGAGAGGATTAAGAGCTCTTATAAACTGTTTTGGTATACCTTCCGGTTCTTTAGAGATCACAGAAGTTGGAGGTTACAAGAAAGACGACTATTTCTTCAACAGAGCAGAAACTGTTGATAAAATAAGACTAGATAACACAGGAAGTTTAGTAAGCGGCAGTACGTTAAGCCAGTACGTATCTATTCAAAATAATGATGAAAAGTATACTCAAGACTCTCATCAGATAGATGTATCATTTAGTCCAGCTAGATACTTGAACGCTGAGATAGAAAGTACGTTAACTACTAACCTCCCTAATGGATTTGATATTGATAACTATATCGGTAATCCTGGAATAATGTCCTCTGGGAGCTATGTAGAGCTCGATAAAATAGTCTCTAGGAATCTATCTTCCTACAGTAGGTATGATATATTTGACTTTGTAAGATTATTTAAATTCTTTGATAATCAATTATTTAAGATGATCAAAGACTTTGTACCTGCAAGAGCAGTGACCACAACAGGTATTACAATTAAACCACACATCTTAGATAGAAGTAAAGTCAAAACTCCTGTACCAACCTGGACTAGGCCGGAGTATAGCGGTTCGATAGATACTGCGTTTATAGAAGGATCAGAAGGAGGCACAGTTACCTCGAGCCTTGACACAACTCACACACTTACAATCAGTACCTTATCTGGTTCTGTAAACAAGGTAATTAATAATAACTCACCAGAGTTTAATGGAGAATTAGGCGGTACTGTACTAACAGTCACTACTCAAAGCTTAAATCCTAATGAAACTTATAACCCTCTCCTTAACAATGTTACCTCTATTATTACCTCAAGCTTATTTAGAGAAGTAGATAGAGCAAGCGGTATTACACCTTCCAACTTAACTGCAATACTAAACCTATCAAGTGAAGGTGCAGAAGTACAGGATTACAATTATTACACAAAAGCGTATACTAATATTAGATACAACGGGAGTACACTACAGGGACAACTAGTAAATGAATACACCTCAGGAGATATCTCCTATGGAGAAGAACCTGTAATAGAATCTCTCGGAGCAAATATCGTAGAGTTCGACCAAGGTGGAGGAGCTTCCCCCGAAGTATTAGGAGCAGGAGCGATTTCTACTAAAAGAATAATATCAGTAGGAGCTAATAGAGATGCAGTGGTAACTGTAGTTAAAAACAAGAAAAACTATAAGACTATTCTAGAGCAAGGTTTTTTACCAAACGACAGAATCAGGATCGCTCAATATACTTCTGCTACTATTAACGCATGAACAGTCACAGTAGTTGCAAGCGGGGTACAGGTACCTTCCATATCTGCGTATATGATTCTTTCAAGCTGTTCAGTATCCGATGGATTCGCCTCTTCTACATACTGTCAATCTCTTGACCA